TTATATGGGGATGATAACACGTACACTTGTAGTGATGAAGTAGTGGGATGGTTTAATCCTGTGAACATTGCTCGAGTTTGGTCGGGAATTGGTGTTACTACCAAAACTCCATCTTTTGCTCCGCGTAAATTATCCGAGTGTAGTTTTTTGAGTACTGGTTTTGTGTATTCGGAAGAAATGAAAATGTTTTTTCCAAAGCCTGAGAGTGATCGTGTGCTTTGTTCGTTGATGTATGGTTCAGAAATTAATGATGTGAGATGGCATTACCTACGTGCTTGTGCTCTTAGGTTAGATTCTTATTGGAACGAAGCTGTTCGGGTGATCATTTCGGAGTACTTAGTGTACTTGAATCGACTCTTTGCTGATCAATTGGTTGGAGTCGTAAATAATGTGTCATTTGAAGTTATTCGTAACATGTGGAAGTCTGATCTTTGGATTGAGGCTTTGTATGCTGGGTATGAAACAGGAAGATCGTAAGTTTTACTCCTGTTTAAAGTCTTTCTTTTTATTGTTATTTTCTTACCATTTGTCTTCTTTTGTTTTCTTTTGAAACTTGTTCATTTGTCTTTTATCATGGGTCATAAACGTTCCGAAGCTGCTAAATTGCGTCGTCGTGAGAAACGACGTGAGAAACGCCAAGCGGAGGTTTCTTCTGAGCTTCGCAAGGAGCGACGCAACACTAAAAATGTTGTTAAGCGTCTTGTGCGGGAAGAGAAGAAGCTGAGCGGGTCTGGAGATTACTCTGCCACTTCTAGGAAAGGTAGGTTACTGAGTACTATTGGTGGGTTTGGTGGGGATCTCTTGGACCATTTGATAGGTGAGGGTGATTATGCGACTGAGAATTCTGCTTCATTTGCGTATAATACGTTAATGGAAAAGAATTCTCTCCCTGAGTTTGAGAGGAAGTCTGGTGAGTATGGTGTCAGGATTGTTCACAAAGAGGGTTTGGGACCTATAGTGGGTTCTACCAACTTTGCAGTTAACGAGTATGATATTACGCCCGCCAGTTTTAAAACTTTCCCCTGGTTAAGTATGATTTCTTCAGGCTTTTCTCAGTATCGGATTCATGGATTAGTTGTTGCGTTTCATTCTTCTGTCAAAGAGGCGGCAGGTTTAACACCTGGAGATGTTGGTATGGCAGTTCAGTACAAC